GTCTAGTGTGGGTAGATGACCCTGCTCCGTTTGACTCACGGTTCTATTGGGCGGCAGATGTACCCAAGGCACTAGATGATGTAAACGAGGTAGATGAAGACGGTGAGCCCATGCTTGACCAGTTTGGCGATCAAGTTGTCACGCTGGGTTTGAAGTCTCAAGAGTGCGCCAAGGTCAAGACACAAGCAGGTGGTTTGCTAGCTCCTACTGATTGGTATGTTGTACGCAAGGTTGAGGCAGACGTTACTATTCCTGCTGACGTACTGACTTACAGGGCTGCTGTACGCACCGCTTCAAACTCTATGGAAGCTCAGATCAACGCGGTGACTACTCACGCAGAGTTTGTGGAGTTGATAGCTGGCACACCGGACAATCCTTCGACTTTTAACGACTGGCCTAAAGAATAAGAGTAATGAATGTGGTAGAAGAACATAGGCTCGACCGGATTGAGCAAAAGCTCGACAAGCTGACTGAAGCGGTATCACAGATTGCAAGGGTTGAAGAGCAAATGCTGTCTGTGTTTAAGCGTATGGACAGGCACGAGAAGCGCCTAGACGATCAGGAGGATGATCTGAGAGAACTAACGACAGATGTAGTGGCTAACTCAGGCTCTGTTAAGAACGCAGAGAGATTCTTCTGGGTAGCCGTCAGCGCGTGTGCGTCCCTTCTTGTTTACATGGTGAGGTAACGTATGTGGCAAGCACTTATATCGCCAATTACTAGCCTTCTCGGGCAAGTACTAAAGAATAGGGCTGAAGAAAAAACAGCGATACATAACGCTAAGATGGAAGTCATCAAGAACACTGCGTCTTGGGAGCAGCTTATGGCATCTGCCAGTGCTACCTCGTGGAAAGATGAGTGGTTTACTTTGTTGCTCTCAGCGCCTGTGGTTGCGCTTATGTGGGGTATTGGGATGAATGACGTAGAGATCATAGACCGCATTGGTCTTGCCTTCAGTGAGCTTAACAGGCTTCCTGATTGGTATCAGTATTTGTTATTCATGGCAGTATCCGCATCCTTTGGTATTCGTGGTGCTGACAAGCTGTTGGCCCTGAAGGGGAAAAAGTAGATGGCCTTAGAGCTAGACATTTTTCAAGACACTACTGCAAATACTATGTTTGCTGATTCTACTATGGCGGCAGAAGAAACAGCAGTTGATAACGCCCGTTATAACGACGAAGGTGACCGCCTGTATTATTGGGTTCCACCAAGTGAGCTAGGTGATCCCAAAAGAAGCTCAGAAGAGTCAGAGCTATACAAAGATACAGGAGGGTATTACACAGAGGCAGAAATACGTACCGCATGGGATGCAGATCAAGGAATGGGCTACCTCAAGGATCAGACTGATTGGGATAACTATTGGGGTTACCTTACAGAGCGTCAGGATCTTATTGATAACGGCGTTCTTTCAGACGGTACGTCAGTAACTCAAGCACAGCTACAGGCTAAAAGAGAAGCGATACAGGCTGCTGGTGGGTTAAAAGAATCGGGAGGAGCAAAGGGTGCAGGAAAAGGAACTTCACAGATAACTCTTGCGGCTCGACAAGATGCGTTTAACGCAATGATTAACGACCCCGCTCAAGTCGAACTTATGGAAAAGTACGGTTTAAGCATGAGTTTTCAAAATGATGACGGAGACACTTTTAGATGGAACGGCTCATCGTACACTAAGACAGATAAAGTAGCTGGCGTCGATTGGGGTTTGCTTATTGCCGCATCAATGACAGGTTATATAATGGGACCACAAATTGCTGGGATGGCGGGCTTTAGTGGAGGTTTTGCTGGAGGTGCTGCTTCTGGTGCTGTAGGGTCTGTGATAACACAGGGTATTGCCACAGGTGATGTAGATTTTGGTCAAGTAGCTACGGCAGGGGTGCTAGGTGGCATTGGTGGTTTCTTTGATGACTTACAAGCAGCAACTCCCGGAACATACGGTGGTTGGGTAGTTAACGGAGAAGTAGTAGGAACAGCAGGAACATGGGGAATTGAAAAAGGACAGTATCTTGCTAACCTTCTTAACATACCTCTAGACGAAGCTCTTGGTATTATGGAAGGTGTGCTAACAGGCACTGTTACAGGAGAAGATTTAGAAGGAATAGCTATTAATGCTGTTGGTGGTTGGGGAGAAGCCTACACTAACCAGTGGGTTAAAGATACTCTCGGAGATCAAGGATTAGACGTAGACAACTTATTTAAAGACGGTAGTACAAACATTAGTACAGAGTCTTTGCAAGGATTAGTATCTGAGGGGTTTGATGCGTTAGTTGCTGGAGGCATGAGTGAAACTGATGCGTTAAAAGCTATATACGGTTTCTTTGATCAAGGAGGTTCTCTAGACTTCTTGTTGCCAATGTTACCAGAGCTAGGTTTTCCCGATCTCCCCGACAGCGACTTTTGTGAAGAATTTCCCGTCCTGTGTGAAATACCAGAAATTAATTGTCCTGAAGACACAGAATATAACACTGAATTACGTAAGTGTATACCTCTACCAAACATAGACATACCAAACCCATGTCCATCAGGTTTTATAGATAAAGGTGATGGCTTTGGGTGCGTCCCTGAAATTAATTGTCCTGAAGGCACAGAATATAATACTGAATTACGTAAGTGTATAGATGGAAGCACACTTCCTGAAATGGGTTGTGACTCTGTAGAAATAGTAAACGGAGTACAGAAGTACGTTTATAATACAAACTTAGGCGAATGTGTTCCTGACGTTATTGAGTGTATCGAAGGTTTCGACTTAGTTGGACAAGAGTGTGTAAAAGCAAAAGTAGGCGTACAAGTATGTTCAGATGAACAGAAAAAACAAGGTGGCACAGAAATAAAAATAGGCAGTCCTGATTCTTGGTACTGCAAAATGCCTGACCCTAACACGACTTGTCCAGAAGGTTTTCGTAACGAAGACGGCGAGTGTGTGAAGATTGAAGGCCCAGATATTGATGTAAACGTAGATGTTGATGCTAGTCTTCCTTCTGTAAGTTTGGGACAACCTAGTTCTGGACTGTTTACACCACTGGAAACTAAAGGTTTATCTTATGAACAACAAACGCCTACACCTTTAGCACAGTCTGGGTCTTTTGATGCTATGGCAGGTATTACTAATTTTATTAATAGAAAACTTAATGAGAAACCGTCTGACCAAGACATTAGTGATGCGTTTAACTCAGGCCCAGACAAAGGAATGTTTACATGACACAGCAATATGGTGGCGGTTTTACTCCACAGCAACAAAAAGCATTTAGCTCATGGTGGCTGAACGAAAAGTACGGCGGCGATCTTAATAACGTCGAAGGTCTTTACCAGAATGAAACAACTGGTGCTTGGCAGGCTGATCCTACTAAAGTTTTTGACATAAACCCTGAAACTGGTCAGAAAGGTCAGTTTAAGTATATGGCTACTCCAGCTTTTACTGGCTGGATGGATGTTACGCCTGAAAAGTATGGTGAGTACAGTAATATAGGCGGCGGTCAGGTTAAGATGATTCGGAACCGTCATGGCCTGTATACACCAGAAAGCGCATATGGAAAAGAAGGCAATTGGTCTCGACAGTATCAGTTTACTACTAACCCTAACACTGGAGAGGAAGGTAAGTGGATCTTTTTAGGCCAAATGGGATGGGTTAACATTGAAGGTGATCCTCAACCAGAACCAGAAGAGGGACAGATTGTATTTGGTGGTAGTGGTCAAATAGCTGGCCCTTATGATCCTAATTATGACGGTTCTGTTAAAGACACATCTAGTAACACAGATGCAGATAGTGACGTATCAAGTGGTGATGTTGATGAAGCAGCATCAGCAGAAAACACTACAACAGCGGCTGCTCTACAACAAACTATCCCAAGTTCTCAGGGTGCGTTTACTTCTAGTACTCCTATGGGTCTACGGTATTCAGCACCAGCAGCTCAAGAATTTATTTCAGCCGCTCCTGCTTCTAAAATAGACTACGCAAAGGCGCTTAATAGTGCGCTGGCTTTGGATGTAATGGGCAATATGTTGACAGGTAGAAAAGTATGACTTATTTAAATTTAGTAAACAGTGTACTTAGACGCCTGCGTGAAGACGAGGTAGACAACGTAACAGCTAACACCTATAGCAAAATGGTAGGTGACTTTGTTAACGATGCTAAAAAACTTGTAGAGTCTGCGTGGGATTGGTCAGCGTTAAGAACTACACTTACAATTACAACGGCTGCTGATGATTATACTTATTCATTAACAGGATCACAAAACAAAGTTAAAGTACTAAACGCAATTAACGATACATCTAATCTTACAATGCAGTACCAGACTCAGGTGTGGTTTGATGAGCAATACTTAATTAATACTCCTGTTTCTGGCACTCCTGAGTACTACACATTTAACGGTGTAGACTCAAATGGTGACACACAGATTGATGTGTACCCAAAACCAGATGCTGTTTATAGTTTAAAGTTTAAATGTACGTTACGCAATGCTCTTTTAAGTGCTGACACAGACACCTTGGCTGTCCCTAGTGAACCAGTAATTCACATGGCAATAGCTCTCCTAGCGCGTGAGCGGGGCGAGACAGGCGGTACATCAGCACCTGAGTACTTTGGTATTGCTGATAAGTACTTGTCTGATGCAATCGCGCTGGATGCACAGAAGCACCCAGAAGAAACTATTTGGTACACTCCGTAAGGACTACGTATGGCACAGCCACTGACAAGTATTAACTTAGTTGCTCCTGCGTTTAAGGGCGTCAATACGGAAGACTCTCCGATTGCACAAGACCCTTCATTTGCAGACATCGCGGATAACGCTGTTATTGACAAGCGTGGTCGTATTGCTGCGCGTAAAGGTATTTCTGTAATTACTACAAACAAGACTGCTCTTGGTTCTGACCATGTACACAAGGTTCATTATTTTTATGATGACGCAGGTAACGAGGTAGTATTTACTGCAGGTAACAACAAGATTATGACAGGGACTACTACCCTGACTGATGCTACGCCCGGATCATATACGATTACAGCTAACAACTGGAAGATTGTAAACTTTAACGACAAGGCGTACTTCTTTCAGCGTGGCTACGACCCTCTGGTGTACGACAACGCTACAGGACTACGTACATTTAGTACAGTAAAAGGTAACGCTACGTCTGCAACTTTAAAGTGTCACGAGGCTTTAGCAGCTTATGGTCGTTTGTGGATTGTAGACAACGCTACTGACACTCAAACTATTTACTGGTCAGACCTTTTGGATGGCAGTGATTTTTCTAGCGGTTCCAGTGGTTCTATAGATGTATCTAAAGCATGGCCTGATGGCTATGATGAAGTAAGAGCGTTAGCTGCTCACAACGATTTACTTATTGTTTTTGGCAAGCACAGTATTATTGTGTATTCAGGTGCTTCTAGTCCTGCAAGTATGGCAATAGCAGATACTATTGCAGGCGTTGGGTGCATCTGTAGAAACTCTGTACAACACACTGGTACAGATATATTGTTTATGTCTCCTTCTGGTTTGAGAAGCCTTGGACGTACTATCCAAGAGAAGTCCCTTCCTATATCTGATCTTAGTTTAAATATTAAGACAGAGCTAATTGCAGTAATTGAGGCAAGAAGTGAACCTACAGCTTCTGTGTACAGCCCTGAGAACTCTTTTTATCTAATTGCTTTTCCCGGTTCGTCAACTGTTTATTGTTTTGACCTTAAAGGTGCATTAGAAAACGGAGCCTATAGAGTTACTCGTTGGCCTTCTGTTGGTCATAAATGTTTTGAGCGTAAAACAGACGGTACGTTGCACGTTGGTACTTCTGACGGTGTTGGTACTTATGCGGGCTACCTAGACAACGCAGCGACTTATCGCTTTAGGTACTACAGTCCCGGCTTGACGTTTGGTGATCCCTCAAAGATTAAACTACTAAAGAAAATTAGACCTACTATTTTTGGTGCTTCTGGCGCTACAGTGTTTATGAAGTGGGCATACGACTTTTCAACGTCCTTTAAAACCTACAACTTTACTGTAGGAAGCGGAACACCAGCGTTTTTTGGCGTAGATGAGTTTAGTGTAGGTGAATATACAGGTGGAGAATTAACCACTAAAAGTTCTGTGTCAGGCACAGGAAACGGAAGTGTGATAACTATTGGCATGGAGGCCGACATAAACGGCTTTGCACTGTCTCTCCAAGAAATTAACGTATTAGCATTAATGGGTAAAACAGTATGAGCAATTATACAAAGACAACAAACTTTACCGCTAAGGACAGTTTACCTTCTGGAGATAGTGGTAAAGTAATTCGTGGTAGTGAGTTTGACACTGAGTTTAACGCGCTTGCAACAGCAGTTACATCAAAAGCTGACTTAGCATCTCCTACTTTTACAGGCACTGTGACGATCCCTGCGTTAACCTTTACGGGAACTCTGTCAACAGGAACGATTGATGGAGGTACTTACTGATGTCTAGGGCCAATTCACAACCGGGTTACACAGCGCCTACAAGCGGTGGCACTACAGGAGGAGGCAGTTTTGACCTAGGCGGTCTTTTAAGCGGTCTTTTTGGGGCTGGAGCTACTGTTGCAGGCGGTGCTGGTGTAATGTCTGCTTATAACAAACTAGAAGGTGTTGGCGAGACGGCTAAAAGAGAGGCTACTACCTTAGCTAATCAAATAATGCCTATGTCTCAATTCCGTCCGTTTACTGTAACATCAGCAACGGGTGGACAGTTTGGTACTAGACCGACAACAACTACTGTAACAGACCCAGTAACAGGGGAAGCGAGAGAAGTAGTAACTGGTACTGAAGCGGGTATGGACCTTTCTCCTGAAGAACAGGCAATGCAGGGAATGTTGATGGATCAATCTCAGCAGTTCTTGGGACAGTCTGCTATGCCTGCAGGCCAAAGAGAGGCTGACGTATACGAGCGTATTCGTGCGATTCAGTCGCCTGAAGAAGAACGTCAGCGTTTAATGTTAGAAGAACGTCTGATGAATCAAGGTAGGCTGGGTGTACGTACTGGTATGTTTGGTGGAACTCCTGAAGCGTTTGCTATGGAGAAAGCACAAGCAGAAGCGCGTAATCAGGCTTCTCTAATGGCTATGCAACAGGCGCAGGCTGAACAGGCACAAGCACAACAGTTAGGTCTATCGGCTCTGGGTGGCGCGTATCTACCACAAGCACAGCTTCTGAACGTACAGCAGGCTGCTCAGTTGTACCCGCAGATGCAACAACAAGCGCAGTTGTACCAGACAGGTCAGTTTGGTGAGACTATGATGACAGGTATTGAGGCTCAGTTGATTGCAGAGCAGGCACGAGCTAACTTGTTGGGTGGTCTTGGCTCAAACTTACTCGGTGGAATGTTTAGTCCCATAGGTAATGCAGAGGATGGTTTTGCTCTTCCTATTGCAGACTTTCTGAGCAGAATATAAAACTGGAGAATAACAATGGCTAAATTTTCACAAGCATTACTACAAGGGCTGTTGAATCCTACGTATCAGCAGGGTTTGTTTGAAGCTGCTCGTAATGTAGGTGCTGCTCCGGGTGTTTTTGCTCAACAGAAAACTAACGAAGCAAGAGCGTTGGAGGCTAAAAAAAGGGAAGGGGCCGTACAGCAGGGTCTTATGGCTATTTCCCAAGCTGCTTCTCGCGGTGTCCCTCTGGCAAGTTTACAGAACGCCATTCAGTCTATTGTGGCGCAGGGTGGAACACAAGCGCAGATTATGGAGGCTTATGAAGCAGGCTCTGG